CTAAAAAGTTTGCAAAACGCGATGCAGGAGCAGCTTTGGCTAGAAAAAAACTAGCAAATCAAAATGAAGCAGTCGATCTTGACAAAGCATCTAAGAGCGATATGCTATGCAAAGAGTGTGGTGATCAGTTCGGTAAGCCTACTAATGAGAAATGCATGTACGATGCATACGATAAGTTGGGTGAGAACTGGGTTACAAAGGAAATGTACGAGGGTCTAGATATTACTGAAATCTCTCTTGATATGCTTACTAAAAAGATTTCTAATTCTGGTATGGCTACTACTAAAAAGGCCAATAAGATGGATAAAACAAAAAATGATCTTGCTGCACTGAAAGCAAGACTTGCTGGAAAGCCAGCTCTTGCGAAAGAAGCTAAAGAAGACGACGAACCAGCTTCACCTGATGAAGCGAGCATGGCACTTAAACAACTCGAGTTTATTGAATATGCTGCAGAAGAAATGATGGATCATATTAAATCTGGTAAAGAATTTCCAGAGTGGTTCCAGAATAAACTTTCAAAAGCACACGGCGAGATTGAAGGCTTACATTCTTCTATGGGCGAGCACGGTGAAGATGAAGAAGATATGAAAGAAGCCGTTCGCCGTAAAGGTGCACCTAAAATGAAAGGTGACTTTTTTGCAATGCAACGCGCAAAAGACGCAGAACTTAACAAAGCCCTTGGTCGCACAAAGACTGGTCGTAAAAAACCAGTTCGCCAAATGACTTCTACTCAGCGTTCACTTGCTCAACTTCGTCGTGAAGAAACTGAACTCGATGAAGGTATTTCTAACAACATGCGCTTGATTAGTAAAATCAAAAACTCAGGTGTTGTTAAATCTGGTTCTATGTCCAAAGATACTAAACCGGCTCCTAAAAAAGAAGGTATAGATACTGCTGCTGATAAAAAACCAGAAAAGTTTATTAAGCCTGATGGTAAGATTGGCGTTCGTATGGTTCCAATGGACAAAAATATTGTAGATAAAGATAAGTAATATGGAATCTTTCAAGCGATATATGGCAGAAAGAGGCGAAGACTCTAAAGGCCATTTTATCAGCACCGAAAAAGGTGCTGGTATGACAGCCAAGGGAGTTAAAGCTTTTAGGAGTAAAAACCCCGGAAGCAAACTTCAAACTGCTGTTACTGGAAAAGTAAAACCTGGTAGTAAAGACGCAAAACGACGTAAGAGCTTTTGTGCAAGGATGAGCGGGATGCCTGGGCCGATGAAGGACGAAAAGGGTAGACCGACACGTAAAGCAATGTCGTTAAAAAGATGGAAGTGTTAATGTCTGACTACAGTAGATTGGATCGGATTGAAGAAAAGATCGACAAGTTGACTGATGCCATGGTTACTATTGCCAGAGCAGAGGAAAAACTTGTGAATATGGAGCAAAAATATTCTGCTCAATATGATCGTATGAACAAGTTTTCTGAAAAACTTGATGCTCTTGAAAAGATTACATCTGAAAATTCTCAGACGGTATATACTATTAATAAACTCTTTTGGGTTGCACTAATTGCAGTGGTTGGTGCCATTGCCGCTAACCTCTTAATGTAAGGAAAAAAAAATGAACTACAAAGATATCTTAGCAATGGGCGAGGCATATAAGAAAGTTGCTGAAGCCGGTTGCAAAACTCCTAAAAACGAAGCAATGGATCCAGTGGATGCCAAAGAACTTAAAGGTAAGCACAAAGACCGTAAAGACAAAGACATTGACAATGATGGTGATGTTGATAAGTCTGATGAGTATCTTCACAAGCGCCGCAAAGCTGTTTCTAAAGCCATGAAAGGTAAAGAAACCGAGACTGAAGTTCAAACTCAAGAATCAAAACTAATGACAAAAGCGCAGAAACGCGCTTTGCAGAATATTAAAGTGCAGCCAAAGGACAAAGTTTCTTTGAAGAAAGCTCCTTGGGATATGAAGAAAGAAGAAGCTGAAGAACTTGATGAGCTTTCACAAGATACTTTACGTAATTATCATGGTGCTGCAGCTCTTGATCTTAGAAAGAAAAGAGAGAAACTTAATAAAGGTACTCTGACCTCTAAAGATTATAAGCAGGGGCAAAACCGCGTAACTGGTTTGAATAGAGCTGCTAATAAAATGGAAGAGGTAGAGATTGACGAAGCAACTGCCACAGTAAAACAACAAAAGACCCTCAAAGCTCTTATGACTAAAGCTCTTGATGGCAAACGCGCAAAGCCAGGAACAACATCTGCAATTGCCACTAATGGTGATTTTGTTGTTAAAGATAGCGGCAGCCGTATTATTGGTAGACTCAAAGCTGGTACTTACACTGATCCTTTGAAAGAAACAGTCGAAGAAGCTAAAGATCACGGTAATACAAACAACGGTTCTCCTGCAGGTGAAGGTCTTTCTCCTTCTGCAAAAAAAGAGCTTGAGCGTAAAACTCCTATGAATCCAGCAACAGATGCAGAAGCGGTAAACAATCTTAACTTTAAAACTTTTAAAGCTATGATTAAAAAAGCGACGATGCGCTCAAAAGACAATGCGCAAGGTGACAAAACTCCACCAAAAACAGGAAAATAATAATGGCTATTACTCCTCCAGCATTTCAAAAAGACGCTGTCCCTTCATTGAAGGGATGGCATCATCCTAAGACGAATGAGCTTCTCAAGTCAACTCGTCACACCCAAGCTCAGATTGATGAGTTTAATGGTATTACAGCTGTCGAATCTCCAATTGCTATCGAAATTGCCGAAGTAGTTGAAGATGTAGTTACATTGCGCTGGGAGCAGCCTGTTGTTATTGCAGAAGGCATCATAGATAGTACTAATGACATTCCTGATGATCTTGAAGCTATGACTAAAAGGCAACTTGAAGAATATGCCCGCGGCTTTGGCGTAGAACTTGACCTCAGTTTATCGAGAAAGGCACTATTAGACGAAGTACTCTCATTAGTAAAAAGATAATTAAATGAATAATGATGATTTACTGGAAGAAGATCTAGTAATATTTGCAGCAAAACACTACTACTCACCTTTAGGTAAAATAGACCCTGAAGAGTTTTATGCAGATTTGAAAAGATTTAAATATATCAAGCGCCTTGTTAATAGGCATTTGGAAACTGGTGCATTAGCAGAGCGCTTGATATTAAACCATCTTATAGTCATTTTCAATGTATTTGGAAACTATGGCGCTATTAGGATTTTAGGTTTAAAACTTACCGATGAGCAATGGACTGTAGTTAAGCCGTTTCTCCAGTTTTTGAAATATGTTCGTGATAACCAACTATCTGACATTGAATCAGATCAGATAGTAGTAGATAAACTTAAGAGGATATAATGGGTATTATCAAACGCGCCGGTGATTTAGTCTATACATTTAGATTTCTCACATTGCTTACTACACCATTCGATAAAACGAAAGCGTTTGAAGCTGGTATTATTGATGCTGATGGTAAACGCAACAAGCAATTTAATACAAATACTATTGAAGACCGCGACGCATATAAGAACTTTTATACTCCTTTCCATAGACTTGTATTTAATGTAAAACGTCTTATGGCCAAAGCGCCTGGTGGAAGCAGCAGTATTGCTTCATATGCTGCCGGCTTATATCTTATTAAAGAAAACTATAGCGTATCAGAGAAGAAGATCCTTAAAGGTCTTGCCGATATTGGTATTGATTCAACAGATTTACTTGCAGAAGAAAATCAGTGGTTTGTATTAGAAAATAATCAGTTATCACCTGGCGTCTATATTTTAAAAAATGAAAAAATCATTGATAACGTTGATATAATGGTTGCCAAAGGATCTAAAGTTAAAGTCGCTGAAGATTCTTTCCCAGTTGGCGATATTTTTGGAATGAATATTTATGAAGCGACTCATATTAGGACAAATAAAAAAGTGTACATTACTTCATCGGAGATTGTTAGATGAAACCAGAATGTGAAAAATGCGCAGAATATGGCTCTGAGTTCTGTAAAGATTGCCTTAATGAAAAAGAAATAGAAAACGAGCATCCTAACTGCGGTACTCCTGATTGCTGCGGCGAATGTGAAACTGCTTTTTGTAATGATTGTTTAACTGAAAGCAAAATGACACAAGCGCAGCTAAGTTCACTAGAAAAAATTCTAGACAAAGCATTTGCCCGTCTTGGTATTGATATTAACTTCACTAAACACTTCTTTGATCGTGTAAACGATGTGCGTAACAAAGAGCAAATCACACCAAAAGAAATCGCTCTTTTGTTTAAAAAAGAATATGTGAAATACGGAAAGCCGATTTCAAAGTTGCCTCCTGGCTCGGAAGCTGTTATGAAAGACCTTGAATCAGACATTAACATTCCATTCGTAATCAAATACGATGCAAAGAACAAAGAAATAGATTTGGTCGCAAAGACTATTATGCGTAAGAAAAACTTCACATCACCAGACAAAACATATCCCGTTGAGCAAGTCACACTTGATGAGGGTGTTAATGATCCAGCAATCTTTAAAGCAGTATTTCTTGCTGGTGGTCCAGGTTCTGGTAAGTCTTTTGTCGTGGGCAAAACAGCGCTCACTGCGCTTGGATTTAAAGTAGTTAACTCTGATGACGCATTTGAGCGTGGTCTTAAAAACGCAAATATGGATATGACTCCAGAGAATATCTACTCTCCAAAAGGTCAAGAGATTCGTAACAAAGCAAAAGCTCTTACAAAGAATAGACAGCAAGGTTATTTGAATGGTCGTCTCGGTCTTATCATTGATGGCACGGGCAAAGACTACGGAAAAATCACAAATCAAGCAGACGAACTCAAACGTCTAGGTTATGAAGTCGCTATGATTTTCGTTAACACAGATGAAGATACTGCACTCAAGCGCAATCAAACGCGCGGGCGTTCACTTCCAGACGCTACTGTATCAAAGATGTGGAAAGACGTTCAAAAGAACTTGGGTAAGTTTCAGAACTACTTTAGACAGAAAATATTTATTGTTGACAACTCAGAAGACTCGAATTTTGAGGGAGCTGTTATGTCAACATACAAAGCTATATCTGCGTGGTCAAAAACAAAGCCAGCATCAAAAGCAGCGACTGGATGGATCAAAAGTCAACGTCCGGTAAAAGAAGAGCTTGGTATGACTACGGCATCTGCAGGCATTCCACAGGATACAAAAGACATGGGACCTCGTTTCAAAGCACACAATGTCACTGACAGACGCCGCAGAAAAGACAAGTCGCCAGTTGTTCTAAAAAGATTTAGGAAGTATATGGAAGAAAAATAATGCTTAAGATTTATATTTTTCTAGCAGTATTGGCAGTATTTGGTGGTATAGGTTACGGTGCATACGCATACTATACTAGCACTCAGGCAACTATTGCATTATTAAGAGAAAACAACACAAAGCTTGTTATTGCTGCAGAAACACTACAAGATACTATTGATCAAATGGAAGCGAACCAAGCTCGAAATGAAGAACTTAATAAAGAGTTATCTTCTGCTCTTCAGAAAGCTGAAGGTAAACTTGACGGACTTCGTAAACGTTTTAGTCAAATTGATATTGTTCGTGAAGCTCAAGCTGAACCAGACAAAATGGCAGAGAGAATCAATCGTGCCGTTGATAGACTTAGAGAGGAATTGATGAATGAAACATCTACTGTGGATAGTTCCAGCAACACTGATTCTGAGTAGTTGCGGTGCGGGGTCTATTGACGAAAAGATCGTAACGCAAACAAAATACACAAAGCAAAATATTCAGATTCAAGAGAGACCTAAACCTGTTGACTTTCCTGATACTGAATGGTTTGTGGTATCAGAAGAAAACTTTGATGAAGCCATAAAGAAAATTGAAGAACATGGTGGATCAGTTACCTTTATGGCTATTACGCCTAAGGGTTATGAAAACCTATCTATCGGTGTGGCCGAACTCCGTAGATATATCCTTCAACAGAAGGAAATTATTGCTTACTATGAAAAAGCAATAGAAGGCCCTACCCCTAAAAAATAATACAATATGTAGTAACATTTTATCTGGTTTCTGTAATAAACGCGGTTTACGGAAACCATAAAGCAATATATAATACTACCATAGACAATTTAAAATGTTTCAGAATAGCAATATTCTGAGGGGCCGCCTTATTCGCTTTTTGCTGCAGGAGAAATAGATGCTATTCGAAGAACAAATTTCCAGAAAACCAAATCACTATCCATGGACTAATGACTTTATTGAGGCCATTTGGAGTGGCTTTTGGACGCCTGAAGAGTTTAATTTTACGTCAGACTATTCTAATTTTAAGACAGATATGAATGCTCAAGAGAGACAAATTCTAATCCGTACACTTTCTGCCATTGGCCAAATTGAAGTAGCTGTTAAGACTTTTTGGTCTAACCTAGGCGATAACTTGCCACATCCCGCGTTGCGCGATCTCGGTTATGCGATGGGCAACTCAGAAGTTATTCACAATATGGCATATGAGAAACTCCTAGAAGTTCTACAGCTAAATGATATCTTTGAAGAAAATCTAAAAGATCCGGTTGTATCTGGACGTGTGGATTATTTGCGTAAGTACCTATCAAAGGTTTACAAAGATGATAAAAAGCAGTATATTTACGCTATCACACTATTCACTTTGTTTGTTGAAAATGTATCACTATTCTCACAGTTCTATATCATTCTTCATATGAATAAGAATAAAGGTATTCTCAAAGATACAGCACAGCAAGTAAAGTATACGCGTAACGAAGAAATGTTGCATGCTCAAGTTGGTATTAAACTGATCAATACAATGCGTCAAGAATACCCAGAGCTTTTTGACGCTGAAATGGAAGAGCGTATTGCTCATGAGTGTGAAGAGTCTATTCGTTGCGAATCAGAAGTAATCCGTTGGATTATGGGCGATTACGAAGAAAAGGGTTTGAACTCAGATATTCTTGTCGAGTTCATTAAAAAACGTATGGTTGAGTCACTAGAGCAAATTGGCTTTAACCACAATATTACATATGACGAACATCTGATTAAGGAAACCAAGTGGTTTGACGAGGGTTTATACGGAACCAACATGGTTGACTTTTTCAATGGCAGACCAGTAGACTATGCCCGTGGTCAAGGCATCTCAGCAGACGATTTATTTTAAGGAAACATAAATGGCATTTAAATGGCTAAACAATGACTCACGGACATTCCTCAGCCGTGGGTATCTACAACCAGGCGTGACTCCTGAAAACCGCATCCGTAAAATTGCTGAAGCGGCTGAAGAAATTCTAGATCAACCTGGCTTTGCCAAAAAGTTCTATGACTATATGAGTATGGGGTTTTATAGCCTATCCTCTCCAGTATGGTCAAACTTCGGGGAAGAAACAGGACTTCCGATTTCGTGTAATGGCGTTTTGGTTGAAGACTCTATTGAAGAGATCCTACAAAAAACAGCAGAAGTAGGTGTACAGACAAAGCTTGGAGCTGGAACATCTGGGTTCTTTGGCAACATTCGACCTCGTGGAAGTCACATTAAAGGAGGAGGAAAAGCTGATGGACCTGTTCATTACCTACGCATGTTTGACGTTGGCACTGACGTTATTTCTCAAGGTACCACTCGCCGTGGGGCTTTTGCTGGTTATCTTAACATTGATCACCCTGATATCATGGAATTCCTAGAGATCCGTGAACCTGGTGCAGAAATTCAAAATATCAGTCTAGGCATAACCATTCCCGATGAGTGGATGCAATCTATGATTGATGGAGATACAGACAAGCGTAATATTTGGGCAGCAGTGCTTCGTAAACGTAAAGAAACTGGCTACCCATATCTGTTCTTCTCTGATACGGTTAATGATAACAAACCTCAGGTTCTTAAAGACAAAAACCTTCCCATTTGGGCATCAAACCTTTGTTCAGAAATTGCACTTCCATCAAGTGTAGAATGGACATTTGTATGTAACCTATCATCTATGAACCTTGCTACATGGGATAAGTGGAAGTATACTGATGCGGTTGAAACGCTGACTTATTTCCTTGATGCTGTTATGGAAGAATATATCCGTAAGACAGATGGGCTACGTTTCATGGAATCAGCTAACTTGTTTGCAAAGACTTGGCGAGCACTCGGTATTGGTCAGCTTGGTTGGCATACACTTCTACAAAAGAAACGTATCCCGTTTGAGTCATTCCGTGCCCTTGAACTTACTG